TGGGTACAGCGCATTGAGATCTGCCAGCAGCTGCAGGCCAAAACGCTCGAGGCCCATGTCAAACGTGACGATTTCCTTGTGAATCACCCACTGGCCGTTGGGCAAACGCTGGCCAATGGTCGCCGCAGGGGTCAAACCGAAGTCCAGCCCCACCTGAATTGGTACGGTCGGATCGACAACCGTGTCGCCAGACATGGTCGAGTCCTGATATTCAGGCCAGACGGGTCTGCCTTCCTGCACATAGGTGTATTCGCCCCCTGCGTAGCAGCGAATCCAGTCCAAATTCTTGCCCAGCAGCATCTGCGGGTAGTAGCCCGGCGGCAGGTTGGACAGGTTCTCGGCCTTGGGGTTGATCTTCCACCACTTGCCAGCCGAAAAGATGTGGTCGTTGGCCTCGGGCATGTCGGGCAGCTGCTCGGGGTCTACCGTCACCACGCCGCCCGGCTGCTTCCAGAACTTCCAAGCGTATGGCCCGGTCATCCGTTCCTTCTCGGCCATCTTGAACCACCAGTGATCGTCGTCCATCGGGTTGGTGTCCATCAGGATGCCGTGCCAGGTCGCGCCGCCGTCCCGCTTGGTCGGGTATCGGCCAACTCGGTGGGTCAGGCCGTCGATCACCGCCTTGGGCAGTTCGCGGGCCTCGTTCACCCACGCCCCAGTCAACTCCAAAGACAGCAGCTTGCGCACGTCCTTGGGCTGGTCAAGGGCCAGGAAGATCACCTCCATGTCAATCCCAGCCGCGCCCTCACGCGCAGGCAGTCGAATGTGGTGCGTGATCGGCGGCGTCCACAACATCGGGCCGAAGGTGGACTCGGGGAACAGATCCAGCCAGGTCTTGATCGTGGTCGTCTTCAGCATGGGGTAGCTGTTTCGAACGATGGCCCAGCGGCTGTACTTGATGCCGTCAATGGGGGAAGGCTTTTGCTCCACCGCCTTCTTGAAGATCTTGGACGCGCAGGCGTAGGACTTGCCGCTGCCCACTGGCCCCATGATCCCGGCCACGAAGGGGTTGGCCTGGAAGTAGTCGAACACCACGGGGCTGGTGCTGAAGTCCAAGTTGATGCCAGTCGATGGGATGGCCTTCTGGCTCTGTTCTTTGGTCTTTGACATGTCAGTCCTCTGGTGGGCCGTCAAAACCGACCCGGTGTTCTTCTTCCATCTTCTCGCGCCCGAGCAGCGCCATCTCGTTCAGGTAGCGCTTGCCAGCCGCCACAGCCTCGATCTCGACGTACCACTGGTCGGTGCGCAGCCGGGTGCCCGACCCCTCCAGCGCCGTCACCAGCTGACGAATGATGTGTTCAGGGTTCAGGGTCATTGGTCTCCATCCATTTCCACAATGTCGCCCACGCCAGAGCGCGGCGGGGCCTTCACGTTGATGCCGATCACCGATGGCTTGTCCGACTCCTCGGGGTTGTCCAACAAACCGCTGGCCTTGGCCAAGATCCGCAACACCCCCACCTTGTCGTACAACTCGATCTCCAGCGTGCTGTTCCCATCCCGGTCAGACTTGACCCGGATGTTCTTGATCGCAGTCAGCGCATGCTCGGGGATCAGATGCGAGGCTTTCACCTTCACGTTGCCTGCCTCGTCCCAGGTCATGATGTCCGTGATCTTCGTGTTCGCCATGCACAGCAGCGCATAGCTCACCGCTTCCCGGTTGCCAGACAGGGTCGCGGAGCGCTCAAGACGCCGCTCAATCGAGCGCGTCCCACCCCAGCCAGCCACGCTGGGGATCTGGGTCGGCTGCTTACGGCTTGCCATTTCTCGCCTTCAGCATGGAGTCGGCAATTTCATAAGCCTCGTCAGCCAATATGCCAGCAAATTCAGACCAGCCTTTGTCCTCGCCTTCAGCCTGATAGTGCTGGTCAAGAATCAGCGACTGCATCGCCTTGGCCGCGAAGTAGTCGCGCATGGTCAGGCCTTTCTGCCCGTGTTCTGGGTATGGAAACGCTGGCTCGTCTGCGTCTGTGATGTTCATATCGGCCCCCATCAGAACGGGATGTCCGAGTCGTCAGCCACAAACGCATTAGCCTTCTGCTGGCTGTGCTGAGTCATCGGCTGGCCACCGCCACCACCCTGCTGCACCAGGTCACCAATGGACAGACTCAGCCAAGGGTCACCCGCACTGGTCTGCTTCCTCCACCCCGACAGCCACCGCACCTCACCGTTGGGCAGCATTACCTTGCCCTTCAGGTCAGGATGCGTCTCCTTCTCCTTGCGGTCGTTCTTGAACAGCGAGCCGCTGCTAGGTTTCATTTCGTATGCCATCAGTCATTCCTTTCGATTGGCGAGTTTACAAAGTCCTGCAAATACAGGGGAAAAATTGAGGGAAGTCCCCGTTTACGTGTAGGCGGGGGCGGGGGGGGAAGGGTGCCTTTCTTCGTAGCTGGCCAGCAGCGCCAGAGGTCGCGCCCCGCCTGCGCCTGGTGCGTACAGAACTCGGCCTGTCGGTGACACCTCTGCACCCCCCCCTCCCTTCTGGACACGTCACACCCCCCCTGTACAAAACCCACACGTTCGTCTGGGTTCAGTACAAGATGGATTGCAGGGCCTACAACGCGCTGAATGGGTGAGTGGCCACCCTTGCCTATGCCGGGGTGTGATCGTGGCTTGCTGGCCCGATTAGGTGCCTTCCTGATGCCTTGGGTCATGCGGCATCTCGGTGCATTTGCATGATGGCCTGGCACATCACTGCGCTGCTGGGCGTCAGACCCTCGGCTGCGAACAGCGGTGCGATCAACTCCTCGGCCTCGCGCACCTGTTCGACTGTCATACCGTTGTCGATCAGTTCTTGAACTTGTTGGTTGTTCATAACAGTCTTTAAGTTATTAAAAGACTCTTTATAAATACCATCCTTAAAGACCTCTCTATGTTCCTTATCCGTGTTAAGCACAACCTGGGGGTTGTTGACTCGTACAACCTGGGAGTTGTATGGGTTTGATTGAGTTGTACAACCTGGAGGTTGTAGGTGTGCTGACTTGTCCACTGACTTATTCACAGGACTTGAGCGCTTGGCTTTGGACTTTGCGATCTCCTCCTTGACCTTTCTGACGGCCATCGTGTCGCCTGATTTGGGCATGCTGTACTCCTTGGGTTTGTTTGGTTGCTTCAGTGCGCCCGCAACCAGTTGGGCGATTCGTTTGAGACCTTCTCGGTCTGGCTCCATGTCTGTCATCTGCTCCTCCCTCATGTACGGTGGTCTGGCGTCTTCCTTGTTCGACACCATGCTGATGGCGTCCTCGGCTGTGACCGATGGGTCATAGACCACCCTGGTCGTTGCCGAGCGCTGGCCCTTGAACGGCGTCCTTACCACCTCGACATAACCCAACTCAACCAGCTGCCTGAACTGCTTGCTGTACGCCTGCTGGGTGATGCCGAGTTCTTCGGCCAAGCGCTTCTGGCTGACCCAAGTGATCCCGGCCCGGTTGCAGTATGCGCACAGAGCCGCCAATGCCTGCAAGGCACCGTGCGTCATCCGTTTATCGAACACCGCCTTGATAGGCAGGACAGCCACCTTCCTTTGGTCTGGCGGCGGCTCCTGTTCCTTGATGCGCGGCTTCTTGGGCAGCGCGAAGGCAACGGGTTCAGACATGGCGTTCATGCTTGGCCACCGCCTTCATGTGGTCACGCACGCGCTGCTCGGCACCAGGGCCGAACCACTTGTCACTGACGGCCAGATGCCTGTCCACCAGCGCTTTGTCCTTGGTCACCTGCCATGTGGTCAGCAGTTCACGCGCACGGGCACGCTCCATGTGGTCGCGCTCTGCACTGGGCCTTCCTGTTGGCTTTCCAACGGGGATGAATGGGCGCTTCATGGCTTGGCCTTGTCTCGGATCATGTCGGCCAGCGCCAGACCATGGACGTGTTCCTGAGTCGTTGACCACTCGGTCTCGCAGATGCGGGCACACGCCTCACGCTCGGCGGCAACGGCCTCACGGGTTGCCACGCAGACGTATCGCTTGCACGTTGGCCCGCACGAATGAATGTCCCAGCGCATGGCCTCCTTGTGTTCGGCTTCTTTGGCAGAAGCGACCATGGCCGCGAATCGGTAGCGGGTGAACTCCTCGCCAGCCTCAAGCGCCTCGCGCAGGGCACGGTTCCACAGCACGTCGAGTTCGGTCTTGGTCACGCCGCCACCTTGTCGTTGATCACACGGGCGCGGTTCGTGCGGATGATCTGCTGGGCCAATGCGATGGCCTTCTGCAGTTCGTCCACGGTGCAGGCGTCCAGCTGGGCGTCATGGATCTCCATGGCCAGGTTCACGGCCTGCAACTCTGGCCCGGTGAACACGAAGCGACCCTTGGCCACACCGCGCTGGGCCATGGCAAAGAGGGCGTCTTGCGCGGCCTTGATCTCCTCGCGCCAGTCAGAGCCGAGTTCGTCGCGGATCATGGCCAGCGCCTCGGTCATGTTCAGCGCCACGATCATGATGTCCATGTGGCCCTTGTTGCCCCGGCCCTTGGTGATCTCCTCGAGCGAGGCGTGGTTCTTCATGCGCAGGGTCACGGTCTCGGCCTGCTCACGCACCGGGGCGAACCCGGTCTTGATGTAGGCCATGCAGTCCAAGCGCACGGGCTTGGGTCGGTATGCGGATCTTTTTCTCATAGCAGTGCGTCTCCAAGGTCTGCAGGGTATGGGGCTGGCTTTGGCTGGGGCTTGTTCCAGCCTGGTGGCAGCAGGCGCTTGCCGTTCTCGTCGTACTGCGGGAACGGCCAATGCGGGTTGTATTGCTTGGTCATGGCGCGATCCACATGGCCACCATCACTCCGAAGCCCATGAAGCTGGCGGTGATCAGCACATAGACAATGACCTTCTGAATTTGCTCCCAGTCCACAGGCCGATCCTGTTGCTGCACTTCGCGGCGCAAAGGCTCAAGGCGCTCGTCGTCGCGGCGCAGCATGTTGATGATTTGTTTGATCATGTCCCCACCTCCCAAAAAACAATGACGGTTGCGGCAAACACCATCCCCGCAAACCAGCCCAGCACCAACGCAGCCCAAGGCTTAAGCGACCTGCGCCATGCGCTTGGTGGCAGTGCGGCAGCTGCGTGGTAACGGCGACCGATCTTGCCGGGCGTGAGGCCGAACACCTCTGCTTCGACTTGTTCTCTCAAAGTTTTCATGTCTTTCCTTTCTTTTGCGTCCTGCGCGTCCAGCAGACGACACACACCCAGCGGGTCGGACTCATATCGATGCCACCCTCGGGCGGCTGCTCCTTCTCGCACTTGGCGCAGGTCTTGTACTTCTGGCCGTGGATGGCCGAGCCTGGCAGCTTTATTTGATGCCTGGTGAAGCTCATGCCAGCACCTCATGCACGTAGACCTCGACGCGAGGGTCGAAGCTGTAGCGCTTCTCGGCCACCAGGCGCACCACCTGCTTGTCGTCCACGTAGATCACGCCGTTGAGCGCGTCCAGCACCGCCTTGGCCACGTTGTCAAGGTCTGGCTTGCCGGGGATGACATCGCCTGCCAGCGCAGCCTGCTGCTTCTTTTTGCTCCAGCTGACCGGGATCGGGTGATGGGCAATCACGCGCAGGCTGATGGGTGTGGCCAGCACGGGCCAGTCACCCCTGGCGATTTCGCCAAGCCTGGCGATCTGGGCCTCGTACTGGCGGGTTAGGGCAGGGGTGTACATGCGAACAAAGCCGCCCCGGCTGCTGGCCTTGGGCCTGCCCTTGCCGTGCGGGTCGCCGGGCACAATGAAGTAGACGGCGGCGCTCAAAGCTGGCCCGCCTTTTTCATCTCGCCCAAGAACTCCTCGATCTCGGGGTCGGGGATGTCGCGCCAACACGCGCCGTCACCCGTCATAAACAGGGCCTCGTTGAGAATCTCGCCGGGTATGGGCTGGCCGTCCTTGGCCTTGTCCAGCAGCTGCTGTGCGTCCTGGTGGGTCATGGCTGCTTCACTCCCGACAGAAAGCGCTGCAGGCGCGGCGTCAGTTCGCCGTACCTGGGCTGCAGCTGGTCTCGCACACATTGGTCAATGAGGCTTGACAGGCTGCGTCTTTGGTCTTCTGCTGCCCGTGTCAACAGCTGGCGTGTGTCTGGGTGCAGACGGGCCAAAACGGGTATTCGTTTGTTTTGCATGCTAAGAAGTGTACTCGCACTGATATCATGGCAGCACGGGCAATGCAAAAAAAATGCAAGACTTAGGGTTTGTCCCTACAAAATAGTTTGATTGATGGCTTGTGTGGTGATATCACATCCATGATACAATCCTTCCATGTTCAACGCGCAGATAAAGCGCAAAGGAGTTCAACATGTCCACCAAGTACATCGCTTACTACCGGGTCTCCACCGACAAGCAGGGCCAGTCTGGCCTCGGCCTTGAGGCCCAGCAGGCCGCTGTTCAGCACTACGCTGACGGCATCGTCCACAGCTTCACCGAGATCGAGTCTGGCGCAGACAACGAGCGCCCACAGCTGGCCGCTGCCATCGCCATGTGCCGCGCCATGGGTGCCACCTTGCTGATCGCCAAGATCGACCGCCTCTCCCGTGATGCTGGCTTCTTGCTGACCCTGCGCAGCTCTGGTTTGGAGATCCTAGCCGCTGACATGCCACAGGTATCAACCTTGGAGTTCGGCATGCGTGCCGTGTTCAGCCAGCATGAGCGCGAGCAGATCAGCATCCGCACCAAAGCCGCCTTGCAAGCCGCCAAGGCCCGTGGCACCAAGCTGGGCACCAAAGACCAAGCTGGCCTGTCTGCTGCCGGGAATCAGGCCATCGCTGCCAAGGCCGATGCCTATGCCCAGCGCGTTGCCTCCTTGGTCGCTGAGATCAAGGCCAAGACTGGTGCCAGCACCTTGCGCGACATCGCCGAGATCCTTTCTGCCCGCGGCATCAAGACCCCCCGCGGTGGTGCCGTCTGGCACGCCAGCCAAGTTTCCAACCTGCTCAAACGAGCTTAACCCAGAGGAGATCACCATGTACCAAAAGCAAAATCGCTACAACCAAGAGGACACCACAGAGACCCTGGGCGAGAAGATAGTCACGTCCATCTTGTTCATTGCCTGCATTGCAGTTCTTGTTTTCATCTGAGGAGCATCACCATGAAGGTCAAAACCACCAACCCACGAACCACCCTGTTGCAGGGTGCCAACTACACCCCATCGGCCACCACCGACATCACAGAAACCTGGCGCAAGGCTGGGTGGGTGCCTCTCAACGAGGTGCGCAAGCAGGCCAGCCGAGCCGTTAGCCGAGCCAAGGAGCGCCGAAATGAGCGTGCTTGAAGGCCGTGCCATCAAAGAGCGCCAGCTCGACATGTTCGAGCAGCGCGACCACCTGTTCTTGGAGCGCTGCCGGGCGTTGGCCGTGATGGTCTGCCAGCAGCGTGGCCAAGTCAGCATCAACGACATCAGGCAGATCATTGAAGTGCCGCCTGGCGTCCATCCATCTGTTCTGGGCGCGGTCTTTCGCACCAAGCAGTTCACCAAGGTCGGCCTCACCGAGGCCAGCCACCCGCAAGCACACGCCCGAGTCATTCGGGTCTACAAACTCAAGGAGAAATAAATGGCTGGAAAATTAACAGACGACCGCGAGATGTCCGCATCTCGGTTGCCGGGCCTCATGGGCTTCAGCAAGTACTCGACGCCCAACGACGAACTGCAGTACAGCATCAACGCCATCGACGGCAAGGAGCGCCCCGACATCGGCAACGAGGCCATGGGCTGGGGCAACACCTTGGAGCCGGTGATCTTGGAGCAGGCCGCAAAGCGCCTGGGCCTCGAGGAGATCAACGCCGAGATCACCGTGCCTTACAAGCACCGCACGCTGGCCTTCCAGTGCAGCCTGGACGGCGTGGGCTTTGGCCTTGGCCAAGAGGTCACCACCGACCCCGAGAAGGGCATCTTTGTGGTCGGGCAGGACAGCATCGTGCTGGACGGGCCGGGCGTGCTTGAGGCCAAGCTGACCAAGACCATGCCCGAGGAGACCCCACATTTAGCTCGCGGCCCCATCCAGCTGCAGGGCCAGATGCTGATCACCGGCCACAAGTGGGGCGCGGTCTGCGTGCTGTACCAGGGCATCGAGTTGCGCGTGTTCCTGTTCGCGCCGCATGACGGCACCCAGACTGCGATCGCCCAGGCGGTGACCGAGTTCCAGCAGAAGCTCGACACCTACCGCGAGACCGGGGCCATCGACTGGTATCCCCCGGCCAGCAGCAAGGAGTTGGATCGGATCTTCCCCAGCGCCATCAAGGACGAGGTCGAGTTGCCGCCCACCGTGGCTAATTTGGCGAAAGCGATCCTTGAGAACAAGGCCGCGATCCGCGCAGCCGAGGCCAGCATCGACGAAGCCGAGCGCCTGATCAAGGAGCAGCTGGGCCAGTCCGAGCGCGGTCGTGCTGGTGAGTATGTGATCAGCTGGCCGATGCGAAACTACAAGGCAGCGCCCGAGCGCTTGGTGCCAGCCAAGGAAGCCTACAGCGTGCGCCAGTCCACCCTGTCGATCAAAGAGGTGCAGCCATGAAAAGATTAGGTAAAAAACCAGATTTGTCAGATTGGAATCTTCCCGATGTGTTTGACGAAGAAAAAACTTTTAGAGAGATGCTGCAGGATGCACTAGAGCAAGTGTTAACGGCTATTTTTGAGGAAAAACCAGAAGAAGCCTACATATATTTTCCAGTTGAATGGGGTGACACGGATGGTAGAGGTGGGCCTGCAATATCAGACCCACTGACAATTTATTTGGCACTTAATTCAATTGACTTAGCTTATTCCTTTAATTTAAGGGAAGCATTGGCCACTTCATTGGAGTGGTGCGCCGAGGATGGATCGTTTTCAGATCAATTGCCAAAGTTGTCACACGCTTTGCGCGAGCTGGCCAATGAAATTGATGCGGCGTGCGCCAAGCACAGCGAGGTGCAGCCATGAGCGCCAGCCACGAAGTCGAAGCCGCCTACGAGCAGGCCCTGGTCGCCATCATGAACGCCATCCCCTACATCACCGAGGACGAAGCCGACCACCTGATCGATTCCATCACCACCCTGGTGATCACCACCATCAACGCAGAACTTCAGAAAGAATTACACAATGAGCCAGCTGACCACCACTAATCGCCAGGGCTTTGCCCCGGCCACCCTTGGCGAAGCCATGGAGTTCAGCAAAATGCTGGCCGACTCCACCATGGTGCCCCGCGCATATCAGGGTAAACCCCAAGACATCTTGGTCTGCGTGCAGTGGGGCCAAGAGATCGGCCTGGCACCGCTGCAGGCGTTGCAAAATATCGCGGTCATCAATGGAAAGCCCAGCGTGTACGGTGACGCCGCCATGGCCCTGGTGCAGGCCAGCGCGGTCTGTGAGGACGTGCAGGAATACTTTGAGGGCGAGGGCACACCGAACCCCATCGCGGTCTGCGTGGCCCAGCGCAAGGGCCGCAAGCCCGTCACCGCCAAGTTTTCAGTCGAGGACGCCAAGCGGGCAGGGCTGTGGGGCAAGCAAGGACCGTGGCAGGCATACCCCAAGCGGATGATGCAGATGCGTGCGCGTGGCTTCGCCCTGCGTGACGCCTTCCCGGATGTCCTCAAGGGCCTGATTACCGCCGAGGAGGCGCAGGACTACCCTGACGAGGCCAAGCCCCGCCAGGCCAAGGACATCACGCCACGCAACCCGCTGGACGCCATTGCGCCACCCGTGAGCCAGCCCATCAGCGACCCGGTGGCCATCTCCCAGGCCATGGAGGACACCGTGGACGTGCCCGAGCCGTTGACCGTGGAGCAGGTCGTCGCCGAGGTGGTGCAGCCAGAGACCGAGGTGGTCGAGATCCAAGAGGCTGTTGCTCAAGTGCAACACGTTGAAGATCAGATCACCGACAGCGTGACATCAACAGCCTCGATTGGGTATGAGTTGCTGGTGCCCGGCAAGGCCGAGCCTGTCAGCGTTCACCAGACCTTGGACGAGTGGCAAGATGCCTACGAGGACATGGCCGAGAAGGTGGCCAAGGCAGGCAAGCGCCCAGCCCGCGAGCGCATGACCATCCTGCGTGAATTCAAAGAGGCCAACGAGCGCACCATTGAGCGCGTGGACATGGTCAAGCGCATCAGGCACACCGCCAACTACACCAAGCGAATCAAGGCGCTGGGAGCGGCACAATGAGGCGCATGACCCTGACCAGCCTGGTGCTGAACATGGTCGGCCTGCTGATCATGTGGTGCAGTGCCTTTGTCCTGTTCGGCATGTTGGCCGGGGCAGCTTGGGCGCTGCTGTCTTGGGGCTGGAGCCTTGTTCAGTGATCAAGCGGTGGCGGTCGGACTGACTGCCATCGCCTTGGCGTACAGAGCCTGGCGCTGATCGAGGCCGATGGTGCCGCCGTTGATCCGCTTTGTCATGGCGGGCACGTCACCCTTGTCGGCCAACTCGTTCAAGTTGTTGGCCGACCAGAACCAGCCAGCCGACAGCGCGGCGTTGACCGGCTCGAGCAACAGGTCGGGGCTGGCCACGAAGTCGGTGCCGATGGCCTTGCTGAAGGCCGTGTAGTTGTCCTTGCCCGTCAGCTGCTTGAGGCCACGGCCTCGGTACTTCCAGCCCTCGCCAGATGCCTCGTCGCCGTTGCCCATGCGGTTGGCGTAGACGCTGTTGGCGATCTTCTGCGGGTTGCGTGCGTACTGCTGGGCGAACTCCAGCGTGGGGAAGCGGCGAGGCCAAACGCGCATCAGGGTCTCGGCCTTGTAGTTCAGGTTCTCCTCGAGCATGGCCAGGCCACCCGACTCATGCCCGATCTGGGACAGGAACCCGGCCACCCGCAGCGGCGTGGTGATGTCGTAGGCTTTGCAAGCGCCCTGAATATAGGGCAAAAACTTTTCAGCGTTTTCACGGGTGGCCCCGGTTGCGGCCATCACATATTCGGTGGTCAATGGGATCATGGTGTTGCTCCTTGCAGGTTATTTGGTGCGGCTCATTGCTGTCCAGGCGTTGAAGAGGATCTCGGTGTCAAGGGCGTGAGAGTCAGCTTTTGCCGCCACTTCTGAATACTCTCGGACGCACTGCTCGAATACGATTGAGAGGGTTTCAGCGTGAGCGGTAAGGGAGGCGTGGGAAGAACTGGCGAAGGCGACACGACTGGCAGCGAGGTCGTCGCGCAGCCCGTCACGCTCGCGGCGAGCAGCAGCGGCAGCAGCCGCATTGGCCTGCACTTTGATCTGGGCTTTGGCAATGGCATCGTCTTTCTCCTTCTGTAATCTTGTGGTCTCGGCCATGGCACGCTCAGTCGCGGCCTGCACGGCCAGCGAGTGTTCGGCAACCATGTTGTCGATCTTGGCGTTGAGCCTCCAGCCGTTGACGACCCAGCCACCAGCCAGCCCCGCAGCAAGCGAAACGGCTGCAGCGATTAGGACCGCCTGGGTGTTGAAGGCGCTGAACGGGTTGATCATTCACTTGCCTTGTGCATGCTGGTGCGCACCCAGCCCGACACCGCCATGAACGCGACCACGATGGTGCCCATGGCCCCCACGTAGGTGGTGGCGATGCCCATCAGTGCGTTGATGGTCTCGGTGCTGGCGTAGACCACCATGAACATAATCAGCAGGAACGGCAACCACAGCGCCGCCCAGGCCATCACGCGCTGCTGGTCTTGCAGTTTGTCCATGTTCTCGATTTGCAGCATCCTCTCGCTGCGCTCAAGCTCCTCGTCAGTGACGGTGCCGTCGCTGTTCATGTCGTATCTTGCGTATTGCGAATTCTCTTCCAGTTTTTTCATGTGTCCCTCGCAAACCAAATTGCCAAACCGATGATTAAACCCAAACCACCCAACAGCACGATTACCAAGATGATCATGAACACGTCTTTGATGCGGCCAATCAGGCGCTGACGATCAAGCACTTTCTGGCGCTTGTCCGCTTCACGCTTTTTCTTGACCTTGACCTGAAACGCCAACCAGTCGTCCCACATGCCACCGCGACCAGCGTAGATCATCATCTGCTTGAGTTCTGCCTCTTGCTGCTTGAGCTTCTCCAAGGCCATGAACTCTTCAAGGTCACTACCCTTTGATCCGCCCTTTTCGTTGGCTTTTCTCTGAAGCTCTGCCTTGCTGTCAAAGTATTTGAACAGCGCATCGCCAGCGGCCATGATGTCGCCAGAGTGCTGCACCGCCTCCTTGATGACAGCAAACGCTGCGTTGGCTGCGGCCAG